AATAGGTAATATCTCAGAATATATACCGGATAATATGAATATAGTGCTATTTTCAGTAGCAGTGTTTACATTGTTTTGGATGTAAGTACATGCATGTTTTACTGTTTGGAATGGACTTTCTATTGTTTTACCTGTATTATTAGTATCAGATCCTTGCATAGATACGTAATAAACATTAGGCACATCACCACGATCTTTCCATGTTGATAATTCATTTTCAACAGTCAATGATGTGTTAGCTGTACCAATTGACAGTTTTTCTTTTTGAGTGTTAAATTGTTGTAAATCTCCTTTAGCAACTAACACATTGGTAGATTTGCCTTGTACTAATATCTGCCAATAAGACGTGTTAGTCACAGGATATGAAGATGAATTATGACTCTGGATACATTTATATGAAGTACCTGCGTAAATTACAACATCATTAAGATAATATTGAGTACCACTTGACCAATCTCCTAAGAACCTTTGGCTAGGAACTAAAAGTTGCCATTTCGCTGTAGTTTCTGGAGTAGTTCCAGCTGTTGAATCTGAAATACAAATATATAGATTTCCACCATAACGTACAATGTCTCCTGTTTCATATGCAAGTGTATTATCCCAAGTGCCTTCATGCGCATAACCTTTTGCAAGTACCTTCCAATTCGTAAGTGCTGAAGGTTGAGAATTTGCGTTTACTGCGATAGCAATGTATTCATATCCACCATAACTAACTATGTCACCAATAGAATACTCAGTGGTTGATGCCCAAGCATTTTGTTCGAAGCCCAAGCCTTCAATATATAAAGAAGCATAAGTAGATGTATTAACAAATGTTGATGATTGATGAGCAGTTGTTATCTTGTATAAACTGCTGTTATATTTAACAACATCATTCTTTTTATAATACGTAGCAGTGGTCCAATCACCTTTGTACTCTATACCCTCATTATAAACAGCCCAATTACTTAATGTAATATTAACAGTGCTAATATGAGATGTTGTACATCTATAAACATTACCACCATATCTCACTAGATCATTTATTACATAAGCAGTATTGTTAGCATAATCATTTAACCATTGGGTTACGCTGGAAATAAGCGTCCAATTTGTTAGATGTTGATTTAATCCCTGCGTTAAATTTGCACTAGTATGGAATGTTTTACAGCGGTATATTAAACCACCATATTTTACTACTTCACCGGTTTCATATGCATTATTTGGTATCCATGCACCTGACCATTTATACGCTGGACCGTGTAATGACCAATTTGATAGATTATCTTTTAATGCTGTACCACTGATATGTTGTTTTGTAGCTTCATAGATATCTCCATTGTTGTTTACTAAAGAACCCAAAGGATAGAACGTGCCAGTAGTCCATTGATTTTTCCAAATACGGCCGTCTATCATTAAATCCCAGAAACTATCATATTCTGTTTTTAATTTAGCGCCCATATTTTTGTGAGTCGGGCTAAAATAATATAATTTTTTTGGAGTTGAAGCTGCTAGTGTTACACGTAATTCACGTAAAGTTGCCGAAGCGAAGTTAGCTAGATAGTTTGTGTAAGTGACTTCGCTATTATCTAAGAAGTAGGTTACACCGGTGTTATATACTGCTCCACCTGCTAAGTTGCCGTTAATAACAGTGCTTAATAGAAAAGGATTTGCTGAACTGTTATATGACGCATTGGATGCATCATTCTGAACAAAAATATATTGTCTACCTTTAATTAATGTAATACTATCCTGTTCTATTCCATTAATGTAAAAATGTCCTTGCGTCTGGTTGTCAAATGTATCTACACCAACAGTCACAGTGAAAGATTCATTTCTTGATGTAGGATCTTGGTGATGATAAAAATTTGTACTGGACGTATGAGCAGCTAGGCAACTATAACTCTTACCTTGGTAATAAACTATATCATCTTTTTTATATTCTACATTACTATTCCATGTGCCTTTCCAAGTAAATTTAAATCTATCTAGATTGAAACTGGCCATATTTATTTCCTATTATCCATTTGTTTTGACAATGAAATCACCATTTGCACTTATAGAATATGTTAAATTCCTTGAATCCCATCTAAATTGTTCATAGTTTAAATTATCATACACTATCTCATGATTTACATCTCTGCCTTCGAAGAAATCCTGTCCTTCTTCAAAGTTATTATAATTATCTATTGATTCACCTGAATTGTTAATAGTAAGTGATTCAGCTCGCAATTGATCATATTTCCCATGGAATACTTCTCCATTGTCTGTTCTACGCAAGCCATAAAAATATCTTTTTGATAGGGTACCAATTACGTCACCCGGTGAAACACCAATATAGTAGCTCATTATACAATCTCCGCATAGCTAGCAATGACATCTATAGAATTTGCCACTGATGATTTTATTTTCATAGTATTATTTTGGTCTAACACCAGTTTTTCACCAGTTGATACTGCTCTTAAACTAGTTCCAGTTGGTACCATGGTGTCTTTTAAATAAAAACTTTCTATATTACTTGTATTATCTTTGACAATCACATCAACATAAACAATTGTATCAAGGATGTTTGTGAGACTTAATCCTATAACTGTAATTTTACTTGACACAGTAGTTGATATTATATTTTGTTCAGTTGTACCAATGTTTTTATTGACGCTATTTTTTACAACTACAGCCATATTATACTTCTATGTAACTAATACATACTGCTAAATCTGTTAAATTAGATGAACTTCCATCGTCTGGTCCAAGTGCAGGTCTTGCAAAAAAACTTATTTTATCTCCTGCACCAAGAATAATTTTTTCTGTATCAAGAGTAAATGTTTCTCTTGGTGCTAACTGGAGATCATTTATCATCCTTGTTACTTCATCATCAATTGCAGTCCCAGTAGGAATAAGATGCATATCAAAGTTTGCATTATGTTGCCAACTACTGTTACAAATAAAAATACAAGTTATGGCATAATTTTTACCTGCAGGTGTTGTTAATATATCTTGTATTGCATTGGTTAATTGTGCATTTATTATGGCCATTTTTATCCTTTAAAACATCAAACTGTACAGGATTGCCCTTTTCCTGCTGATTAATTCGTCTGTAGTACCATTTTTATTTTTGAAAAATATTCCTGTTTCACCTCCAGCAGGAGTTTTTGCATAAAGTTTTACGCTTGCTGTTGGCGTTGTAGGATCTGTGCTTTCTGTAATCCTTAGTATGTCATTTACAAATACTTCTCCTGTGCCATTAGCTGATAATTGTAAATCACCGTTTGTTGCAATAGAAGTAAGTCCTGTGCTTGATGCTTTGACAGTGCCATATAATTCTACTCTATCACTGTAAAATACAGTTTTATCAACATTATCAATGGCTACTGTTGCTTTACTAGCTGTGCTGTTAGACTGAAAATCACTAACAGTAATATTAGTATCAAAATTGGTCACGCCAGCAATATTACCACTGTTAGTTACAAACCAACTCACGTAATCAACCACAGCTTTTGTGTTAGGAATATGATCATCATCTACTACAACACCACTGCCTCCATCGTTTATACTATTACCTGAATAAGTAAATATTCCTTCTTCATAATCTGCTGACCCAGATACAGTTATTACTCCAGAACCTGGAAGCACATACAGTGTGCTTGGTGACTTTATCCCGCTGGTATACAAAGGCAATAAAGTTTCTGAGCCTTCTTCGGTAGTAATTTTAAATGTGCCTTGTGTAGTCGTGCCTCCATGTGTCCAAGAAATGTTTTCATCAAACAAAAATTTGGCATTAGCATAATTACCTCTGTCAATCTCAATACCACCTACACTATTTTTAGTTGCAGGAATTCCATTAGTCTGAGTTTCAGTAGCAGTAAATTTATTGAGTGTTAGTATGTTATCATTTAGAGTAGTATTAACAGATTCTACTGTAATTGTAGATCCTTCAACTTCTAAATTACCTCGTACTATAACATTTCCATTTGGTCGACTATTTCCATCTGCAGTTCCTCTTGCTGTGTCTAGTATGATGCTTTGACCAGATTGAACTTTGACAGTATATCCACCATTCTCAATTTTTAAAACTTTTGACATAAAAAAATCCTGTTAGAAAAGTATTACTCCTCTATAAATCATGTATCTTCAGTAAACGGAGTGTCATCAGTATCACCTATAGTATCATCATCTCCTGCTTCTTCAACTACTACACTTCTTACTGTATCTGTAACTAGTCCACTTGCACCAGTGAAATTCCAAGAAACTTTTGCTCCATTAAATTCGTTCTCATTAGCAGTACCACCTGCTGAAGTTACTAATGTCATTACACGCCCTGAGATTTTACTTACATTGTAAGTTTCGTTATCAGCTGCTTTTACGGTAATCATACATTCACCTTCAGCTAATGCACCAATCAATTTTCCTGTGACAAGTGTACATAACTTGGTAGTGTTTGCGCTTGCGCCTATAGGTGAGCATACAAATCTCTTAGAACCTTTTTGTTTTACAATATATCCTATTTTTGCAGATCCATCATTGAAATCTACTTTTAATTCGTTTTCTGTTGAGCTAGGTGTTCCATCAGCTGCAAGAAAATTTCGTTTATTAAGAGGTCTTCCCATTTTTTTCTCCTATTAGAAGTCCGATGTGAGTTCTAGTCACTACGCTGTGGGAACAGCATAAATCCGTCAAAGGACAAATTATCCGACATAAGTATTTATCAATTTGTTATTATTGGTGGTTGTTGTTTTTGAGGTGATGGATTCAGTTGGTGGGTTTTTTTATAATCTTGATAATATGCAGTTTTTGCCCAATGAGGCAAATCTTTCAAACGGTATTCCGTTATTCCAATCCTATCATTCTGATGATCAATATAGAATTGTTTATCATATTCATCCATGCTCTACTTGTTTATCTTTGTAATTTTTAATTGCTGTTTTTATAGCATCTTCTGCTAAAACTGAACAGTGAATTTTTACAGGTGGAAGACTTAATTCTTCAACTATCATGCTATTTGGAATACTAGCTGCTTCCTCAATTGATTTTCCTTTAATCCATTCGGTTGCCAAACTTGAACTAGCGATTGCTGATCCACATCCAAATGTTTTAAATTTTGCATCAACAATTTGATTGTTTTCTACTTTTATTTGTAATTTCATTACATCACCACATTCTGGTGCACCTACCAATCCTGTACCAACATCCAAGGCTTTAGGATCAAGAGATCCAACATTCCTAGGGTTTTCATAATGATCGATCACTTTTGTGGAATATCCCATTTTTTTCTCTGTAAAAGGAAAAGTCCTACCGGAGTAGGACTTAGAAAAGTTAAAAAATTAACTAAATGTTACGTTACCTGCGGTACTTCCACCTGTTGCAAATGCTACAGCACCTAAGTAGTCAGCAGCATTACCAAGTGATGAAGCTGTGTTACTTAACTCAACATATCCGTAACGAGTCATAAAACTTACGACTGGTTCGAATGTCTGTGGATCAAGTACAACTCCACTACTCATCAATGGAATGTATGGGCAATAAAATGCAGCGGCGTCACTTTCGCTTGTGCCTTTGTATCCTACTAATACCTTAGTAGAATCTCCTGCATAGCTATCAACATATACACGCATAGCGTTATTCAAAGTTCCAACAAATTTTGTATTAGTTGGAGCTTCAAATGATCCTTCAGTGGTTCGTGCAAATGCACTTGTAGTAGCACTTTGTAGAATAGTAAGTGCAAAAGGACTTACTACTGCAAAGTTACCAGCACCACGTCTGGTTCTTTGTGCGATCAAGTTTGCTACTCTGTTGATTTGAACAGCTAATGCTGCATGCTCGTCACCAACAAATGTAGCAGTACCAGATACTGCAGCTTGATTATATGTTTCTCCAGTAGTTGCCAATGCACGTAGGCTAGCTAGAATTTCTTGATCAATTTCAGCTGTTATTTCCTGTGCAAGTGCAGCCATAATTTCAGCTTCAACATCAATACCATGTTGTGCTTGTGCATCTTGTGCAGCTTCAAAAGTCCATCGAGCTGACAGTTTACGAGTCTTAGCTTCAACTGTTTGCTTTAGGATTTGAATGTTTAATTTTCGCCCTGGCTCACCTTCTTTTGCGGCTGTTGCATCAGCTTTTCCAGTATCAGCTCCTGAATATGCTTCAGCAATCTTAAATGGTGACAGTGCTTCTTCACCTGCTGTTGCACCACTATCGCCTGAACCGCCTGTTTCAGCATATCGCACACGTAGTGTATGGATTTGCCCAACCGGTGCAGTCATTGGTTGCACGCCTACAATTTCATTAGCAATAACAGTTGGCATGACACGTCGAATAACTGGTAGGATTACTCTGTTTAATGTAGCGACATTACCAGCCTGGGTTGAACCAGCCGTTGTTGCCTCAGCAAGATACTTGCGAGTATTTTCTAAAGTAGTTGCCATTACACTTTTCTTTGTGCCTGACAAGCCTTCAAGTAGAGCTTGTCTTGTGTCTTGCCAGCGACCTTCTAATAGTTCTGACATCAATTTCTCCTTATTTGATTCCTGCAAGTCTACGAATGTCAATTACATTGTCTCTTGCTGTGTTTTTGTCTTCTTCTTTATTGCCTGTGATTTCCTTGCCTTCTGTTATAATTGCCTTTTTTGGTTTTACTTTTTCATCTATGACTGTAGGTAGGTACTTGTCAAATGACGTTTTCAATCTATTAGTCTGTATACTTTCAAGTAAACTCAACATGATTTCTTTTTGATCCTTATTTAATGGATCAATAAGTTCATTTATAATATTTTGCCTGTTTGCAGACTCTGATAATTTTTTGATTTCTTTATCTTTATCTGCTGTAATTACTTTGTGTTTTTGAACTATTTGCTTTACTTCAGATAGTTGCTTGTTTTTCAACTCAACAACCTTCATTAATTTAGCAGTTTCAGAGTTTTCATTCAAATAACTATTACTGTATTCAGCAGCAAATGTTTCGAAAAGTCTGCGTCCAAAATCATTTTTACGAGCAAAATCTATATCTTCTTTTAATTGAGAAATTTCATTTTTCAATACTTTTTCTACAATTTTTGATACTTTATTTGCACTTTTTTCAATAAATTTTGCCTTCGTATTATTGAATTGTGACTTAGCTTCACGAACCAATCTTACTTTTGTTTCTGCTAAATCATTTTTGTCAGTCTGAAATTCTGTAATTTCTTTTGCAAGATTATCTACAATAAATTCTTCAAGCATTTGGAATTTAGTAGCTATAGATTTTTGATCTTGATGTAATTCCGATACTTCGTTACTGAGGTTTTCAAACACAAATTGCTTTAACAATTTTGCATTTTCTCGCATTGCTATTGTATACTTTGCCTTAGCTTCAACAAGTTGTGACCGATCCTCTGATAATTCCTGCATTTCTGCATTCAAACGATCTGTAACCATTGTATCTACAGCTTCTACCATAACACTCTTGTCATGTTCGTATTTTTGAGCAAATTCTTCACGAAGTTGGACTGTTACTTCTTGCTTATTCTCTTTAATCTTAGCTTGCCATGCTTCTTCGATTTCCCTGCGGACTTCTTCAGAAACTACATTATTTTCAAACAGCTTTGTAAGTGTATCCAACATTATTTTTCTCCTGTTATTGGAGTCGATTGATTATATTAATCAATGATTCTTTCAAATATTTTTGTGCCTTTACGTCTTCTCTTGTTGCCTGTGCTAAATTATACGCCTTATATCCGTTTTTAGTATTCATCAAATGCTCATAAATAGGTGTTGGATATGCACCAGGAGCACTTGGTTGTGCTACTACATCAACAGTGATAATTTCAAAGTCACTAACTTCACCACTACCATCTTCTGAAACATTTCCTGAGCCTCTACTTGATACTCCAAGTTTGACACCATTTTCTAACATAGTTCGTACTAAGCCACCCATTGGTGTTGGCAAAATTTTCATTTTCCCATAGCCATTCGGACCGTCCATCCATACTTCATTAATCATATGGCTGACACGATCCAAATTGACCGTAAGTCCTTCAGGATGATCTACTTCGCCTAGAACACTGTATCCCCCAGCTATTTGCTCGCTAAGAGTTTTGACAGCCCTGCCAATTTCATTTACAGGATAAACACGCTGATTTGCGTTGCGTACTCCGCCTTGTATACAAATACCTTTCATATACAAATCTTTTCCATCATTGGCATTCTCAACGATCACTTGCGCCTGGTCAAATGTCAGATGTTCTCTTAATAAATTCATCCATTAGTCCTTGTTAACTACCAATAGTAGATTTTTTGTTAGGTGCAGTATCGCCTGCTCCCTTTTTCTCTGCTCCGTGTCCCTTTGGCATTGCTTTCATACTTTTACTTGCTTTCCCACCTGGAACATTGACATTGCCCATGTTTTCTTCTTTAGTACTTGGTGCAGCTAATCCACCTGTTGTGCCTTTTGTATCAGCCTCTCCGCCTTGTACTAAGTTAGAAGCGTCGCCTCCCATGTCATTTTTGCCAGCAATTGGAGACTTTGTATATGCACCATTATCGCCCATGCTAGCTGATACTTTTTCTACGTACTCTCTCATTTGCTCCGCAGCACTCAAAGGTAAATTATTTTCGTCAACTTCCTCGTCGTCGGCTTCTTCAACTTCTTCATCAGATGCTTCTTCAAATTCATCATAAGATTCTTTATCCATTTCACCCTCGTCGTCCATGTCCATATCGTCGTCTCCTTCATCGCTTCCCATGTCCATGTCGTCGTCATCCATATCTTTATCAGACATTAACTCTTCAAATTCTGCTTTGAGATCTGCAAGTTCAGCTTCTAGATCTTTAATATCATCTTGTGTAGCTGGCGCATCACCATCCATGTCCATATCACCTTCTTGATCGTCCATGTCCATTTCCATGTCCATATCACCTTCTTGATCGTCCATGTCCATTTCCATGTCGTCTGATGGATCACCGCCCATAGGAGCTTCTTCAACATCAAACTCGTCTAGGTCGAAGTCTTCTTCAAGATCTTCATCATTTTCTTCAACTTCTTCTTCTTCAGATTCTTCAACTTCTTCATCATCTGATTCTTCAACTTCTTCGTCGTCACCTTCTTCGACTTCTTCATCTGAATCCTCCGCTAGTTCTTCTGCTAATAGTTCTTCATAAATTTGTCGTGATTTTTCTACAACAATTTCATGAAATATTTCTTCTGCTTTTTCACTATCTTCATTAACAAGATATTCAAGCATTTGTTGAAATTTGTCAGTGCTTTCTTTCTTCATGGATTTTTTTTCATCTTTCTCCATGTCTTTCTTTTTTTCATCTTTCTTTTCATCTGCTTTGTGATGAACTTCGTTTACTTGTTTTCGCTTACGTGTAGCCATTTGTTTCTCCTGTTGATTTACCATCTCTGGTAAGGCTGTCATATAAGTTATTTACCTTATAGTATAAAAAGGCGTGTAAAACATATGAAAATTGCCTATTTATGTTAAACAAAACATTTTTTTAAATAAATCTATAGACAAAATAGAATAATTTTTCAATGATGTTAGATCTTTTGGATCAAATGCATTATCCTGCAGAACACGAATATATTGAATATTTGTGTTTTGCTTTATAGTAGATTGTGTTTGTCGTAACCAATTACCATAGTATGTAGCTCCATCGGTACTTTTTTTATAATTTTTTGTGTCAACATATATATTGTTTACATGCTTTCCTAAATTTAATCCCATGTAATCAAAACCTAAAATATAAATTTTATTATATCCATGACCTGACGCTAGCCAAAGTGCAGTAGGTCCACTACTCCAGCCTTTGTTTGGTTTAAAATAATTAAATCCTTCCATTGCATCATATGCTCTATTTGGATTTGTCCAAACTATGTTTTTCTTTTGATAACCAGTTTCATTAATCTCAATAACCATTTTGACATCAACTGCTACTAGATAATCAGGTGTAAATGTTCTGTATATTGCATTACAACCATATACTTTTCCATAAAAAAGTAATTCATTTTCGTCAATAGGCTTTCTAGATATTCCGTTGCCCAACACAAATGCTATATGATCTAGAACTATATCATTTTGTAAATTATCTATTGATTGTTGTTTTTGTTGTTTTAGGAAGGTTTTTCTATTTTTATATTCTTGTTTAGAATATAATTTTTTATCTAACTTAGGCAATTACATACCAGTGGCTTGTGCCTGTGCAGCAATACCATACATTTTACGGACAAATTCTATTTCATTTACTTTTTCTTTATCGTGCAATTCGCTTGCTTTCCTAGCACGATTAATAAGTTGCAAAGTCAATCTAGTCTTTCTAGTATCATCAAGATTCACTACAGATTGATCGTATTCAGGCTCATAACGATAATCTTCTGTTGGTTCATCTTCTAATGTATTATATGAAAAAATTTCTCTTAGTATCATATATATATTTATGTTTCTGCAGACGGATCAGCTGCTGTTGGCTGCGGTTCTGGGTCAGTAATCGAAGTTGGGCTATCACCAGTACCTCCATCTTCCGCCGCATCAGGTTCTATAATATCTTCAGCTCCACCTATATCTGCACTTATGCCGGCGCCTGTAATTCCTGCACCACGCATTTCTCCAGATTGATTATTACCAGGTGGATTTAAAGTTTCATCATTTTCTTCTTTCCACAATCTTTCATTTTCTGCTATGTCTTCTTCATTTAGTCCAAGGAATCTTTTCAATGCAAATCTGTTAGAAATAAATGGAATAGCTTGGATCTGTCCAAAAGTGCCAATACGTTGATTGTCTAATTCTGATTGTCTATATGCTGCAAAATTTTGTGGAGGTGTGAACACAATATCAAACATACTCGTGTCAACATTTACACCTTTTTCTAAAATATATCTTTTAAATTCTTGATCAAAATCTTCTACCAACAGATTTTGTAAACGTTCGCAGTAAGTATTAAATCTAAGTTCTTGTATGAAAGCTGTACCTACTCTACCATCATTGTACTGTGCATTACTGTCATCTGCTCCTGTGGGCAAGTAACTAGAAGGTATACGTAACCCTCTTACAAGTTTGTTGGTAAAATACCTTAGATCATCTATTTCGCCAAGATTAGTACCTCCTGGCAAAGTTTCTACTTTACTGCCTCTACCTTCTGCTGTCTGCGGAAAGAAGTAGTCCTCATTGATTGACAGTGGATTATAACTACTGTCTATAACATTTGTACCTCCTCCTGTCTTCGATGGGATCCGTCTTTGGTGGATTTCCGTTTTAACACGCTCAACAAATTGCATTGCTAAATGACTGGGCATATTACCCACATCAACATAAAAGACTCTTCTTTCAGGCGCACGTTGTACACGATATATAATTATTGCATCTTCTAATAATTCTTTTTGTTTGTAAACTTTGAAAATACTTTCTAACAAACTATTTCCAAAAGGAAAATTGTTATCTAATCCTTCACTTAAACTAATGTGCAATATATTTTCTGCACTTACAGATGTTTCTTCTAATTGTGTTTGAAATCTATTGCCTGATACATTAGCAACTGTGCCTGTTACACCGCGAGCACCACCTGTCATATAACCACCAGCTGAGCCTGTGGTGTTACCATTTGTTTGTAACGGAGTCGTTGCTACTAAATTTTTAAAATTTAAATTTAGTTCTTGTATAACATATTGTTCAGGATCCTTCCCTTCACTCTCATTAACAATTATCCTCGTGACCTTATCAGGGTCAATATGGAAAAGTTTTTTTGTTTCTGGATCTCTAACAAAAAATGCATCTCCGTATTTAAAAGTGTTTCTAAATATACGAAACATCCTATTTTCAAAATTATTTAATTTATACCATTGTTTTAGATATTGTCCTAGAATTGTTACTTCACTATTGGTTGCATCTTTATAAAACTTAAATTCAAAATGAGTATCATTTTTTTTATTCTTTTGTGTGCAAAATTCAGCAAGGATATCTAAAGCTGCATTAACTTCAGAATCAGTATCCATTGTGTTATATTGACCATATCTGTCAATCCGATTAGGTGATCCTGTGTAAACATCTGGTAGGTAAGAATTATAATTAGATTTGGCAGGTCCAGGTTTATTTCCAGCATTTATTCCACTGATCGGACTATATCCACCGTCTGAAATATTATCAGCTGTAACTGTCGTAAAAAATTTTTTCCAACTCATATGGTTTGTCCTGAGCTAACTTTATCTCGTCTGTAATGAGAAGCATCTTGTGATGCAATAGTTTTACTAGTATTTATTAGTTGATCTAACTTCTCAATCAGCTGTGGATCAAGCTTTGCTACTGTTGTTTGTGCAGCCGGTTGTAGGTTAATTGGTGTATTATTATTTTGTTCAACCTGTGCTAATCGTAACTCTTGTATGTTTTCATTTAATTTTTCTATTGTTTCACGCAATCCGCCATCATCAAAATTCATACTGACTTGGAAAGGAGGTAATTTAGAAATAGAATCTATAGCTTGTTGTACAGGTTTTGCATTAACAGTGAATTCAGTTTGTGCCTGCATAGGCCTAGTTTCTGTAGCATTAATTGATCTTCCTTCTTTTACCACATCATCTGTACTTTGATCTAATCTAGAACCAAAAAGTTCGTTAGTCGGAGTATTGAAAAACTTAATCACATCATCCCACCAATTTTCTATAGCTAATCCAACATCTTCTATATCTGTTTTAATATTTTCTATAGCATTAGAAAATTCAGTAACAATGCCTTCTGGACCTATAAATAATTCTGATATCTTATTTGTTTGTTCTTCTATCTTACTTGTAATATCTGCTAACGCTGAATCATATAAATCTGTCATTTCTTTAAATATATCTGCAGTCATATTCTTCATTTTTTCATAGTTTGCTAATGCAGGTTGTAGGAAATTTAAATCAAATT